TCATTGTTCTAAAGTCATAGCGAATATAGCTTAAAGTGAAAATCGTGTTCGCGTCCAAATAGGAAACGTCCGAACCGCCGGAAGCGTTTAAACGGTATGTCGTGATTGCTCTTTCAATCAAAACATTCCCGCTTGCATCGGTATAATGCGTTGCAATTCCGTCGAACAAAAGAAGGTTTCTTTCAGTCCGAGAAAACCTATCAGCTTTTTCCGGTGCCAAAACTGAGCTGATTTGCAAAGTTTGGAACGGTCTAGCCGGGTCGATTTGCGCATAGTACGCAAGAACCGCACCATAAGCCGCCGCCCACATATAAGGCGATGTTGGCGAGCTAGTGGCTTCCATAATGGAAATGTGTTTAGAGTTTAGTGACTCACCTAAAGTTGTGAGTGAACCGCTCGACACGTTTGACGCCATACACATTAGGCCGTCGATTTGCTCATTTGGCCCCCAACGGTCTAGAAGCTCGGCATCTAAAAGAGCCAAGTTTGCAGAGTCGTTATAAGGGTTAATCCAAATGTGGTATTGCTCATCGGGAATCGCTGCGATTGCACTAGTCAAATCGGGGTTTCCTGCGCCGTCGGCAAAAGCTGTGATTGTCACCGCTAAGTCGCCCGGCAAAGCTTTTTCATCGGCATAGTAACCCGAGCGGATGTCAAGATAGTTTCCCCATATGCCTTTATGGTCGCAAGTGAAGTTAACCAAGTCAGCATTCGAGCCGTCAACGGCGGCGCTAATTGGGCTTGTGGTGTCAGCTTCGATAGCTGCGGCAATTGCCGTTGCTAGTTGCCCGCTAGTTTGTGCAGCGGTTGTTGCGATTGAGTATCGAACCCCAGCGACCCACAAATAATAAGTTCCCGCGGCACCGGCGGCGGTGTCAACTTCGATGCTTCCCGTAGCAGCGACACCCGCGCCGTTATCGGCAACTGGAATAACTGTTAGCTCGTTAATCGAGTTGTTATCCAAAGCTGCGGCAACCATATGTCGGAGCATTGAAGTTGCTCCGAACAAAGTTGCAGCTTGCTCAACACTAGTTACGACAACCGGCGTGTTAGCAACTGCTGTGCCCGAAGATATCTTTTGCCCAAACATGAGCATTTTATATGTTTGAATGCTTGGCCCTTGAATTGCTTGCGAGTTGTCAAACTCAACATAGGTGAACGGCACCCGTGTTCCCGCAGGAACGTCATTAAATGAAATAGCCATTTTTTAAATCTCCTTATTCCTTAAGCGAGTCACTCGCCTTTATCCTGTTTTTGGTTTCCCCTTTTAGAGGATGCTTCCTTAACCGCTTTAGGTTTCTCAGCGGGAACTTCTAAAACTTCCACGTCGCCGCATTTCTCGCGCCGAACCCAATGGGAACTCAATTCAACAATCAAGCCGCCTTCGGGAAGTTTTTGAAAAGTTACCGGGTCGCGAACTAACCGGCCTTCCTTTGCTTTAACTAAAACCTGTTTTCTCATTTAAGGTGCCTCCAAAGTTTCTTCATCATAGGTCGTTTCCTCATCCTCATCGCTTTCGATTGGATAAGTTATATGCGCTTTCGTGAAATCATCTAAGTCAGTTGGGTCGGCCCCGAAATCAAAGTATGTTTTGACTTGATAGTCTAAACGCAGTGACCCCGCTAAAACCTTGCCCTCATCTCTTATGCTCATTCGCGAACCCGTATAAATCAAATCGGAAACTCTATCGTTTCCGCTTTCATCTCTAAAGGTTTCGTCCTCATTAAAAACGGCTTCCACTTCAAGCGCAAGTGCGTCGAGTGTGTCGTCCATGTTTTCATTAGCTTCGGCAACTATTTCCACGCCCACTTGGAACATTCTTTCGTATTCCCGAGGTGCCGCGTTATAAATGCTCGAATCCTCATCGGTAACATACACGGTTATCGCAGGAAGCTCGTTTTCCCAATAAGGGAAAACTCTGTTTTTAAAAATCTTAGTCCCCGCCGCAGTGTCAGCGGCCAAAAGCTTAGCATGCATAATGTCTCTTATCGTTTTCCTGATATGAGCCATTAGAGTGCTGCTTTCTTAAGAACTAATTTGCCATGACCTTCGCTATCAGGTTGCCATTCAATAACGTTATAAAGAACGCTTCGAACGGTCACTTGATCGCCATTAGTCGGCTCAGCATCTAAGTCTGCTGAATTAATCCCGAGCATGGGGTTAGTGCTTTGAATCGCTGCGCCCGTTTCCGGGTCTATATCAAGATAGTTTGCATCGAATACACCTTGAATCTCAACGTCGTCACCGACAATCGGTGAATAGGTAACGGTTTCGCCGAAAACTTCCGTAACGGCCTCGTTCATTCCTTCAACCATGTCGTTCCAAGAACTCAAGAATTAATTCCCCCTTGAAAAAAGGGCGCGCCTTCAAAGTTGAAAGCGCGCCCTTCTAAAAGCTTTTTAGCTATTAGCTAGCAGCCATCAAGCCCGCTGCAACCAAAGCATCAAGAATTTCTTCTTGTTTAACTTGAAGCTCTTTAAGCTGCAAATTGACATCTAGAATTGCGGCATTCACTGCGGAATTAACCGCGGCGTCCGAATATGTGTCGCTTGTGGAAAGGGCAATGTCGGCAACATCTTCAATCGTGTCGTCAGTTGTTCCTGTCAAAGTTCCGCTAAGTGGAGCGACATAAGCCGACGCACTTAGAGAAGCGCTTGAATCACCCGCAACCAATTTGATTTCAACAACTGTCGCCGCACTAAGTGCTGCTGCTGCTGCAAAACCTGCAAAGGTGTTACCCGCTGAGGTTTTTGTCATTTTGCTTGCGCCTGCGTCCCAATAAAGTCTATCGCCTTGAGAGATAACCAAAGGCGCTTCTTTAGCAACCTCATAGACACCTTCAAAGCTAACTTCAACTGAATCGCCGTTGTCGCCACTTTGGGAATAAACCCCAACTAAAGAACCAATCTTAGCAACCGCTCCAGAAACTACGGTTCCGCTTAGCGCAACCGGGAGTGATTTGCCGTCTTGAATGAAATTTTTCATCTTATAAAATCCTCTTCTTTCCTTTTCCTAATTAGCCTGAGTATGGGTTCTTATAGAATCCGCGGTGATCGATAAGACCCACACCGATGTCATAAGCAACTTCAAACTTCACGCCCGTTGCAAAAGTTTCTTCCATGTTAAACATTGGCCCTTGTCCGTCCAAAGTTCCTAACTCGATCATGTCAACTTGATCTTTGCTTGCGACCATATACCAAACGGTTGAGCTAGCAGCATCAAGTCTTGGGTCGGCAATAACCTTTAGTTTTCCTGCAAAAGGGTTAATAGTGGCCGAAGTAGCTGCTAGCATATTAACACTAACAAACTTCTCAGCGACAACCTTAAGAGCAACCGGCACCACAAAAGCCAAAGGCTCTATGTGAACCAAAAGGCCATCAAGACCTGTTTGAAGTCTCATGCCCGCATCGGCTTCAGTAACCGCAGTTTCGGCAATTGCGCCCGCAGTTCCCAAGTTTCCATGGTTAGCATGGAAAAGAGTGTCGCCGTCGCTCATTGTGGGGTTAGAAGTCAAAATTGCATAAACCAAATCGCCTTCTTTTTCCTTCGCGCGTCGCCCGAACATTCCCGGAACTCGAACCAAAGCGTCAAGGTCATCGTTAATGATTGTCTCGCGAGAAATCATCACGCCCTTAGCATAAGTGGCAAGCTTATAAGTTTCTTTTCCTTCGGAAATAGTTCCTTTTTTAATCTCGCCAGTTTCATTCTTAAGTTCTAGTGCGGGGGCATCGCCCAAACGAATAGTGTTCTTAAGTTTGAAATCAGAAAGTGAAGTCCTTCGAACGAACGGCTCGAAGCTTTGCTCTTTCTGAGTATATTCTTTTTGCAAGCTCTTATTAGCTGCATCTAAAAGAAGGTTAGGAAAATCGCTAGTTGAATGGAAAGCACGTCTAACAACTTCACTCTTAGAAAGTTCAAGACTTGCTTCGTAGCCGCCTGCATACTTGCGGGCCATGTCCAAAAGGGACATGCTAGCAAAACGCTTAGAATTTTCATCAACTTTAAAAAGCTCGGGATTTCCTCGGTGCAAGATTGCGCCCGTCATTCCTTCGCGAAGAGTAACTTTTTCTTCACGAACAACTTCAACTTTTTGTGGAGTTTGAATTTCAGTCTTATCACCGCGCTTAGCAAGTTCATCAATAATTTGCTCGCGTGCGTCCTCGATGGAAACCTTTCCTTCGATTAATTTTCTTGCAAAAACAAGCTCAAGTCCTGCTTTTTCAACTGAGCCCAAGATTGCCGCAGAACGCTTTTGTTCTGCTTCGATACCTTCGCCGCGAACCTTATCTTGGTCAATCGCGGGAGCGGTAACAATCTTATCCTCAACTTTTTCCGGTTGTTCTTCTTTAATTGTCATTTGTTCCTTCTCCTTTAAATTTACGTCACGGCGAGTTGTAAAAACTTCGCACTTATTCTTTTCACAATCCTCTTGACTGCGCACTACTGCGCCACCGTCGAAAGGAATAGCAACCAAACTAACTTCCATGGGTTCCCAATCGGTCGCCCTCAAAACTCTAATGTCGTCTTGTTTTTCTTCAAGCTCATCATAGCGATAAACACGATAACCGACGGAAATATTCCTAAGAATTCCGTCCTGAATGTCCCTAAAAATATCATTATGCTTCTCATTCTTTGACATTCGAATAGTGGCAATTAATTGCCCTTCCTCGATCTTCATTTTTTCAACAACGCCTATTTGATTCTCAATGCTCGCATCATGGTTCTTTAAGAAAGCAACTGATTTGTTTTTCGCTCTATCCATTCGAACCGCTTTGCGAGAAATTTCTAATTCCTCAAAATACGGCTCCCAATACCCGCGAAGTCCTCGCGAGCCGGTTGAAACGATAACGTCAAAAGTTCTTTTTTCTGAATCAACTGATTTAACTGCGGCGCGAGTGTCAAGCAACGGCGCTTGAATGCAAAAATTTTCTTTATCTTTTATTGTCATTAAATCCCCGAGTCCCTCGTTTAAAATTGCAATTAATTAGATTCGTCCTTAGTGTTTCAAACTTTTAAAAAATAAACAATAGACACAAGAATCTTTTCTAGTTGCCATACGCTTAGAGCGTACGCTTCTTATTCTTGCTCAACTGATTCTTGTTTAGCTTCCGTTTCCGCTAAGTTACCCGCGCCCGAAACCCTTCTAGGGTCGCAGTCTAAGATTAAGTCTAGCTTATCAAAGCTATCAAAATCCGATTTCAATTCCGTCAAAACCTCGGCGGGCTCGCGGCCATATTCCCGAACCGCTTCCGACCAAGATTTAATTCCCGTTCTAATTTCCTTTTTAACTGCATCCACTTCTTTAGCCGGGTCAATGAATTCTTTTCTCGGCGGCGTATGCGTGAAATAAGTTTTTTCATCGCCCAAATTCTCAGAAATAATCATTGCCTCTAAGAAAGCATCCGTCACCGGCCTGCAAAATTTAGGAATAAGAATCTTGTTTTGCCAACCCGAAACGTTCTTTAAAAACTTCAAATGACTCATACGACCCGAGCTATAACTTGTTTCTGAAAAATCCGATGTCAAAGCTTCGTAACTGATTCCTAAACCAACGGACAAAAGCCTAAGTTGAGACTTTAAAAATTCTTCATAACCTTCGGCCCTTGGTGGTGCCGAAAACCGGATGTCTCGCCCCGGCGGCAAAATTTCCATTGACCCCGGCGACAAATCAGCAGCTATTTCTAATTCATCGGTGTTGCCCTCATCGTCAAAAGCATCGGTTGTGTCAGTGATAAAACCGGCAAAACACGCCGCAATTTTTCTTCTCAAAAGCTCAGCATCATTGGCATCGGTCAAATCTTTTAATTTAATCATGATCGGCGCAAACCAACTAATTCCCCTAACTTGCCCCGCTCTATCAACACGATAAACATGTTCGATTTCACTAGCGGCAATGAACTTAGAAGTTACGTTACTTTTGCCTAAGTAAACATCGTTCGGATGCTGGTCAAAAATCCAATACCCGCGACGCCGCCCAATAGCATCGAACTCAATTCCTTGAATGATATAACCGCCGTTTACAGTGTTTTCGTTTTTAGTGTGGTCGACGTAGTCCGCTTCTAAGATTTGAAATTGAAGTGGGACAAAAAGCCCGTCACGCTTTCTACGATATCGCTTTCTAATGAAAACTTCACCGTCCCGGACAACGGAACGAAACACAAGTTCCTGCAAAGCCACGTAGTCGCATTGTCTATCCGCATCAAGTTGGTTGCTTTCAACGGCCCATACTGAAAACCGTTCCCCTAATTGATCGAGTTGCCTTCTAGCCGCATCGCCTGATAAAGATTTTAGTTGTGGTGTTACACCCGAGCCGACAACATATGAAACCATGGTGTCAAGGACGCCACGCCCTATCTCAGAATTGCGCTCAAGGTCGCGAGCGCGGTTTCTTAATTGGAGCATTCCGCTTTGGTTTTCAATGTTGGCACCGCTTGAGTTAGCGAACCACTTGCTAGTTCTATAGCTACCCTTTTTAGCGCCCTCATAACCGCGTTTTTGATTTTCGATAATAAGCTTTAGTGCTTTTCTTGCTTGAACTCTTTTGTAACCGGCAAGGGGGTCGAAATAAGAAACAACTTTATCAACGGGATTCATGAAAGCCCCTTATCGTGAGTCATTTTTACTCGTTTGGTTTTTCGCGAATCTTTGTTTAAAAGCCCTTTTGTGAATTCATAGGCCTTTTTCATTTCTTCAACGGAATTATACCAAATCTCGCGGTCTGAATATTTAACGCGCAAAACTCCGCTTGCAATAGCGTCCTCAAGCGCAACTAACTTTAGTTCTAAATCGTCACTTCGTGCCAAAATGAAAAGCCCCTTCTAATGTCTAAATTGTAAAGGCTAACTAAAGAAACCGCTAGACTTCCTTTTTATTTTTACTTTCGGGCGTTGCCTTTTTGCCCCCGCCGTCTTTTCAACTGATAACTCTTTAATCTCTGTCAATGGCGCTGTCACGCCAACCGCCGACTCTGCGCGTTGCCATTGCGTTGTGGAATACCTATCGACCCCGATCAAAGCGGCAATTGCCCGATTAATAACATACATGTCGAGCACTTCATTTCTTTCGCGTGTCTTTTCCCAAATATATTTGCGATATCCTCGGACAATTCTAGGAACTGTTTGCTCCGAACAAATCTGCTTAAAAAATTCTTCATTGTATTGAGGAAAGTGACAAAATCCCGCCGGATAACCAAACTTTTCTAAATCCTCGCCGATTGGAGCTTCCTGTTTAAACCAACCAAAAAGCTCATGTTTTATGATCGAAATGCCAATAGGATAAACCCGCGCGCCGCGAGCCGACCTTTGCCCCTTATAATTTAAGTCCACAATAGAAGGCATCCCAATCGTTAAGTTTTGATTCTCGGAACCTTTTGTTGCTATCACTCGATTGGGGGAAAACTTCCGAACAAACTTATAAACGGCTTGCGTATTATAACCGGAATCAATGCCGGTCATTCTAATAGGAATTCTTTGGCCGGTTTCGTGCAAATATTCCTCGCCTATAAGCTCGGCTAATTTTGCCCAAGGCCCCTCGGGCGAAATTGTTTCGGTTTCGCCAACAAAAACTTTATGATCGACAACCCAATTTTCTTGACCGCGACCCCAACCAAGGACCAAACATTCAAGTCGATCTTTTTGAACGTCAACGCCGCAGGTTAAAAGAACCGCTCCGTTTGGGACAACGCCGAACTTATAGCGCTCGCGCCTTCTATAAAGCATCTCCCACTTAGGCGCTTCCCCTTTTTCTCGCCACGTCTCACCTAAGACCGTGTTAATAAATGTCCGAAGTTTGTTTTGATCGCCTTTAGCCGCTTCCCAATCACTCGCCGCTTGCCGCCAACTATACCAACCCAGCGGGGAATATAAAGAACTTAAATGATAGCTTCTTATTTTAGGACTAACCGCGACCGGCTTTGTTGGTCGCCATTGCCCAAGGGCAAGCATGTTTGTTTTTTCTATTTCTGAAATAAGAGCTGAGCATTTAATGCATTCGTACTCAGCGGTTTCCGGTCGAGACGGTTCCCATTTAAGTTGCTTCCATTCCAAATATTGCATTTCCGAACAATGAGGACATGGCACGAAATAGCGGCGCATATCACCGCGCTCAAATTCGCGTTCTATAACTGAATGCCCATGAATTGTCGGGGTCGAGGGGGCAAACAATTTTCGCCTTGCATAAGTTCTTTGTCGAGCTTTTGCTAGATCAACGGGCGAGCCTTCCTCGTCTACGTTTTCAGGATAGGCGTCCGTTTCATCAAGAAAAAGCTTTTTAACCGGCATGGAACGCAAGCCCGCCGCCGAGTTTGCGCCGGTCAAAATTAAAATGCCGCCTTTAAATTCTTTAGATAAAATTGTGTTGCCTGAATCCCGCGAGCGCGCGCTTTCAATAACTTCACCGAAAACTTCTTTGTTGTCCTCTAAGAGTGGGTCGAGCCTTTGCTTTGATGCGCGCTTAGCCATGTCGACGGTCGGTTGAACCATCATCATCGCGCTCGGCGCGTGATGAATAGTATAGCCAATCCAATTAAGCCCTAGTTCCGTAGCCCCAACCTGCGCGCCTTTCATAAAATAGATTTCATGAATTCGACTTTCTTCACTCAAGCAGTCCATAATTTCTACTAAATAGGGCGTGCGCGAATTGCGCCAACGCCCCGGCTCAGCACTTGCTTTGCTTGAAAGCCTGCGGTGTTGCTCCGACCAAACAGATAACGATAATGCTTTAGTTGGCCTTATGCCTTGGGAAAAGCCCTCAGCATAAGCGCCTTCTAAACTAGCTAAAGTATTCGACATCAAAACGCTTGCAAAGTTGATAGTCAATCATTCCAATAAGAATGCGAGCTTTACGCAGCTCAACGGTTTTTCGGCCCTTTAGAATGTCGCAAACAAAACCTTTAGATAGAGCGGAACCTTTACACAATGACGCCAAATCAACATTTTTCTTTTGTCGCCACTTATCAACAATCGGCGAAAGCCTAACTCGCGCTTCGCTTTTTTCACATTCAACAATGAGGTTTTCCTTTTGCTCAGCGACACTGAGTTTAAACTTCTTAAGGCGAATTAACTTTTCTTCCCTTGTTAAGTTTTCCTCGATCTCAATTAGTTCCTCGTCACTGACTTCGACACTTAAGTTTTCCTCGGGTTCCCCAATAGGTTCGGAAGTCTCAAAGCCAACGGCTTCTATAATAGGAAACTCAGTCTCAATTTCCGGAACTTCCGCTTCCGTCGACATCGGTCGATTGTTGATTTGATTCTTGGGTTGTTGATTCTTCTTTCGGTTTCGTGACATTTGCAATTCCTTCTAAAGTTTTTGAAAGCTCATCTTGAAGCTTTTCATATATAACGTCCGGGTCGGATATGCCCGCAAGCTCGGCGGCCATCCTATCCGGTATATTCAAAATTTGATCGCGCACTTGGCGAGCAACTTCAAACGCGTCTTTCTTAACCTTCTCAGCATCAATAAGTTTGCCTTTC